TGATAGGATTTCCTCACGGAAATCCTATCATATGCTAGATTAGCAAATTTTTGTTATTCTGGAAGCTCGGAAAATTCTCATTGTATTAGTGTTCTGGGCAAATGGACTTTGATCGGTCCATACCAGAACTTAAATTAGTCATATGCGGACTAAGCTACTACTATGAAAATCTACGCAAAATTATTTCTGTAGCCCTAACTTCGGGTGAATAAATAGAAGTGTTCGATTGTCGAATCGAACTAAAATAAGGCAGACAACAGATAAAACTGTTTGTTTAAAACTTCAGTCAGCACTGAAGGATACTCTTATATTTGAGATCGAACATGCTGATCAGGTTCTTATATTATAAAACATAAAAACATTGGGAAAGTTAATTTTGATCAACCTCTCGTTCAAGTTAATGATCATTATCACCTCTCGAACCCCAATGGCCTGATTTTATTTTGTATATCTGCTCTAGCTTGTGGCAGATCGTGTCTACAACAAGCTTTTATTTCTAAAACCATAGAAAAAGTATAAAATGAGCCAAAAAAAAACACATAAAAATTTTGTATATTATGCTCAGAAAGACTCTTTTTAATGGAAATGATTCTAGATGTGACGATGGAAACCTCTCAGCTGTAAAGTGCTCAGCTCACGTTTACCTGACTTAACATGGTCAAGATACTGCCGTAGCCCCTCGATGGGTAGATTCTTTTGAGTCGCAGATCTATGATGTCATCGGTTCCCATGCCGGTGGATAGGCCTTGCTAGATGATTTGAAATTAACAAGATATATCCCTAGGTAAAAGTCCCAAGGGAGAGAATCAGAACTCTAAATACTGATATGGCGTGACGGACGCATGAATAAAATATCCAACTACGAATCAGATACGACCATCGAATTTCACCATGAAGTTTCCGTCTCTCTTTCGCGCTCCAAAAATCTGCTGCTCAAATGATGCAGTGGAGGAAGTTGCAACCGGTGCTGTGAGTGCACCGAAGCACGTTCATGTGATCTTGTCAGTTGGACACAGATCATATGTCGTGAAGGCTACGTATGGCTATGAGCTATACAATCATGTCTACGAGAATGCGTATGACATATTACCTTCTTGGGTTTTGAATGGCCACCGGTTTTATTTTGAACACCGAGGCCGTCCAATCCGACCTACTCTCCCACTCACAACGCATGATGTCCACGATGGGGACACCATACAAGTGGTTTGGGCCCTCTCAGTTGGAGGATCTAAATCCGATCGCGCTCTTCGCCGTGAATACGGTGATAAGAAGTGGCGCTCAGCTAAGCGAGCTGAAGAAGTCGCTGCCGGTATGACGGAGTATTTGGAGAGTGCTCCTACGTCCGATTTCGAACGTGAAGTCCGGCACCGCATCATCGACCGTGTGATGCAACCCCAAGGAGGAATTTCATCCCTCGTTGGTGTTCCTGATGCTGATTACATCATCAATCTCCTTGAAGGGATTGCTCTGATGGGCTACCAGATGTCCCGTGCGAATGGGAAGATGGATATGCTCGCCGCGGTTATGGCATTCGCCAAAGGCCAAGCAACAGGACCCCTCCTGAACTCAGAGCGTGTGAATATGCTCACCAGTTTTCTGGAAAAAGTTTTTGAGGAAACAGCTTCAGATATCTCCGTAGCTTTTGGCTCTGAGACTGAGGTCCCTATGCAGGGGGGTGTTGGTGACGCCCTGAAATCACTTCGCGGTCTCGTCGATCACTACGAGACAGTCCGTGACTCGAAAGTCATGCAGAAGATGCATCGTTTTTTAATGTATGCACTCTCTCTGTCACTCTTTGAGAAGGTGGGAATCACCTTTGACAATTTCAAGTACACCACGCTGGAAGCTGAAGCAATTAAGCGGAAATTTACAGCGGGACCAGACTTTATTCATTGTCTGGTGGACACCCTCCTCTTCATTGCAGAGCGAGGGCATCAGTGCATGATCACTGGTGAAGTCTCTGCGATTTTCCATAGTGCGGGCGCTTATGAAGATTGGTACAACCGATCAAGCGTTATTGTTCGACAAAGCAAGTTGTTGAGCAATCCTGAACCGCATGGAATCAACATCCCAAAGTGGATTGCCGATCTCATGGAACTCATTGAGAAAGGCAAGGCCATTGGACGCCATATGGCAACCATGGACGGTTTGCAGAAGCGAGTTTTTCTCAATATGCAGGCTTCACTTGAGATGGCACACTCGGATTACTTGACCAAGAGAGCAGCTGGCGCAGATCGTGCCGCTCCTTTTGGAGTCCTGGTGTTTGGTGGATCCGGAATTGCCAAATCCGCATTCACAAAAGCCCTTTTCTACCACTTTGGCAAACTCACGGAAAATCCTATTGAGGATGAATTCCGTTACGTTCGTAATTCGAACGATGAGTTTTGGTCGGGATTTCAATCCTACCAGTGGTGTGTCCAGCTTGATGATATTGCCTATCTCAAGCCAGGAACTGGGCAGCCTGATCCGACAGTTTTGGAGATGCTCCAAGTCGTGAACAGTGTTCCGTTCGTGCCTAACCAGGCTGAACTGGAGAACAAAGGCCGCACGCCCATGCGTGCCCAGCTGGTTGTAGCGACCTCTAATGAGAAGACGCTCAATGCGTTTCACTACTTCCAGTGCCCTCTTGCAATTCAGCGGCGTTTGCCGTATGTTATCACCCTTGAGGTGAAGCAAGAGTATGCCCGAGATGGTGTCTTTCTTGATGCCGATCTCGCTCCGCATGTCGCCGAAGGTGAGTACCCCGATTTTTGGGTAATCACAGTTGATCGCGTTGTGCCGGAGGGGGCCAACACAGCTAAGTGGGAGACCGTCGGGAAGTTTTCTGATATTTATCAGTTCTTCGATTGGTTCAGCGCTGCTGCTCTTAAGTTCCGGGAGCAACAGCAGAAGGTGAACACTTCTGACAAAGCCATGCAAAAGATGGTTTTGTGTAAGAAGTGCTACCGCCCACAGGGTCGAGGAGTATGTGAGACATGCTTCTTCGGCGTTGAGGAACAGGATGCCATTCCGACGCAAGGCTTGGTATCTTGGTTTATCGGCAATTGGCTCACCAGTTCGGAGTTCCGGACGGGGTTTGAGTATGCCGTGACTGCTTTTTCCTCCTGCTACGCATTTCTTTTTGCAAGGTATGTGGAGTTATTCCGCTATTGCATGAAAGGCGAAGGGGGAGCAGCCTATAACCGCTTTGTCACACTGATGTACTTGACGCTTTCTAAGGCGTTTGGTTTGGAGGAGAGAGCCATGATGTGCTTTCAATTCCTCTGCATTGATAGTGTGGCAGATTTCTTTGCGCGTAGAGTGTATCGCATGAGCCTGGGAGAACAAACCCTGGTTCTGCGGAGCGCCGGTCACGCAGTGAACAACAAGATTGGATTCTTTAAACTCTTTGCCACCGTAGCAACTGCCATTACGGCCATCTACTGGTGCATCAAGGGATTCAATCTGTTTGAACGCAAGACTGGAGAGACCATTAATTTGGTCGCCAGTAAAACCGGTGCATACATTGTGCGAAACGGCTTGGTACCTAAGGAGCGTCGTCATATTTATGATGAGTGTCAAAGACAGCAAGCCGCAGGTGAAACTGCTTGGCAGTCGTGGACCAATGAGGACATCGAATGGATGGCCCGAACTGGACAGCTGTTGCCCAACAAGCAGGGAGGAATTTCCTCCACCATTGGGCGGGCCCCTGAGAATAAGAATGAGGATCAGAATGTGTGGTACAAGGACGATTTCCAATGTACTTCATTCGACCTCCCTCAGAGTGGTCAGAGTATGGCGAACTTTGACAATGATCGCCTACTCTCGGTTTTTGAACGCAATCTCATTAGCTTTGTTGCTGTAAATAATGGTTGCCGCCGCACAATGAAAGCGGTGTGTCTTGGTGGACAGTTCTATATGACCAACAATCACGCGTTTAATGATACTGGATCGATCAAGGTCGAAGTGACGTGCGCCCCCGTGACAGAGGGTATCACTCAGAATATGCAGTTCCTTTTAACTCAGGCGGAGATTTTCCGTATTCCTGAGAAGGACCTGGCATTCTTCCAGATTCGTGCGCTACCACCCCGCAAAGACATCACCAAGTTCTTCGCCAAAGAAGACATGTCGGGAGTTAGCAATGGCTTCTACATGCAGCGCAATGAACAAGGTGAAATTGTCGAGATCGAAGTTTTTAACTGTTTCAAGCGCCAACAGGCAATTGCGACCTTGGGAATGATGACTTGCTGGATGGGGACTGCAGAACGTCCCACTCAAGAGGGAGACTGTGGTTCGCTGCTACTTCTGCGCAAGCGGAGTGGCATTTTCCTTGCTGGAATTCACGTTGGTGGAGTGCTTTGCGATGTCGCAGCTCTCCCGGTGACGATGGCTGAAATCACAAGCGCCAAGAATGCGCTTCAGCCGTATGAGATCCAGTCAGGCGCTCCGATGATTTCTTCGGAATCCGCCAAGCGCAACTTTGAGCATCATTTGCACCCACGCTCTCCATTCCGCTTTTTGCAGGATGGTGTAGCAACGGTTTACGGTAGTTTTGCCGGATTCCGTACGGGTGGACGCTCTAAAGTGTGCAAGACTCTGACCCACGACCTGGCTCTTGCCGAAGGTTATGAGGTCAAGACAGCCGCTCCTGTGATGCATGGTTGGGCTCCCTGGTACAATGCTGCCGCGGAAACCACCAACCCTGTCACAGACATCGATCTTGGTCTTCTAGACAAAGTGAAAGGAGAGTTCATTGATGAAATTCTTGAACGCTTGGATCCTAAGATGTTGAAGGAGGAGCTTTTCGTCTATGATGATCTGACGGCTATTAATGGAGCCAACGGTGTGCGCTTTGTCGATAAGATGAATCGTGCTACCTCAATGGGCTGCCCGTGGAAGAAGACCAAGAAAGATTTTCTTGAGAAGCTTCCTCCCACGGAGAGCTGTGCAGATCCTGTGACGTTCACGCCCGAGGTCATGAACCGAGTCCAAATCATTATTCAGACGTATCTTCTGGGAATTATGGCTATGCCAATCTTCTCTGGATCGTTGAAAGATGAGGCTCTCAAGCTTAAGAAAGTGCTTGCGAAGCTGACTCGTGTGTTTTGTGCCTCTCCTGCTGACTGGAACATTGTTGTGCGCAAGTACTACTTGTCGTTCGTTCGGTTGATGCAACTCAATAGATTTATCTTTGAGGCTTCGATCGGCTGTGTTGCTCAGTCACAGGAATGGGAAGACATCCGCGAGTTTTTGACTCGTTTCGGGTGCGACCGGCTGGTGGCCGGTGATTACAAGGCGTTCGACAAACGAATGCCACCAAGTGTGATTCTTGCGGCTTTTGATATCATCATTGCCATTTGCAAGAAGAGCGGAAATTACACCGAAGATGACATCAAAGTCATGGTGGGCATTGCCTTTGACACGGCTTTCCCCCTGGTGGATTTCAATGGTGATCTTGTGCAGTTCTGTGGATCAAACCCTTCGGGGCATCCTCTTACTGTCGTGATCAATTCGCTCGTGAACTCACTTTACATCCGTTACGCTTACGCAACCCTTAACCCTAAGGAGCGTTCAGCGCGCGACTTCAAGAAGAATGTCGCACTGCAAACTTACGGGGACGACAACGTCTTCGGAGTGAAGCAGGGATGTGAGTGGTTCAATCACACATCAGTTGCAGGTGCTCTCGCCGATATTGGGATTACGTACACAATGGCAGACAAGGACGCTGAGTCCGTGCCGTACATCCATATCGATGAGGTCTCGTTTTTGAAGCGCGTTTGGCGTTTTGACGAGGATCTTCAGCATTATGTTTGTCCCTTAGATGAGGACTCCATTGCTAAGATGTTGACCTTGCACATTCCTTCCAAGGAAGATCCCGTCCAGAAGCAAACCGTTGATGTGCTGAGCACAGTGACGCGTGAGTATTTCTGGTACGGTCGTGAAACCTTTGAGAAGAAGCGGGCCATGTGCATCCGTTTTGCGACGGAACTTGGTCTGATGGATATTTGGGTCCAGCAGAGTACCTTCCCCACTTGGGAGCAACTCGCAGAGCAGTATGCACAGTCATCTGCTCGCCGCCTCCACTTCAAGTGGTAGGCATTCACACAGTCCGTAACTCA